CTGACATGACATCATTAGAGGACACAACCAAACGACACTATATGAAACCGCTAGACCCTGACTACGTTGAGGCCATGAGCCGTGAAGGCTTTGACCCTCACTTAGACTTGGCTCTACACGCTGGTGTTATCACTCAAGATGACATCGACAAACATAATTCTGGGGAGCGTTCACTCAAAGCCCTCCGTAAGAATTACAAGGTGGTTAACTATAGTGCTACATACGGTGTAGGAGCGCCTAAGCTGGCCCGTGAGACAGGCATGAGTAAGTCTGAGGCTAAGAAGCTACTGGAAGCCTTCTGGTCTCGTAACTGGGCCATTGAGAAGGTAGCAAGCTCGTTGCGTGTCCGTGAGTTGTTCAACGGTATGTGGCTTAAGAACCCCGTGTCAGGCTTCTGGTATAGCTTACGCAGCGACAAGGATCGTTTCAGTACGCTCAACCAGAGTACGGGGGTCTATTGCTTCGATAGCTGGGTCAAGGAATGTCGTGGTATGGGACTAGAGACTATCGGTCAGTTCCACGATGAGATCATCGTTATAACAAAAGAAGGGGACGAAGATAAGACAGAAAACATCATGCAGATGAGCATGAACAACGTAAACCACGAGATAAATCTAAACGTACCGCTAGGGACAGACGTACAATTTGGGAAGACTTATGCCGATATTCACTAAAGTGAAAATAAATATCAAAAGTAGTGTCTAAAATCCCGAAATGTATCCCTATAGTATATTACCAGTGCTGCAAACCAGCAGCTTAAACAGAGGAAGAGTGAGATGGCTAAACACACAATGGACATGGTTCTTGAGTACCCGAGAGTGTTTGAAGAAAACCGAGATATGGGCGGGGATAAAAATAGCGCCGCAAAGAAAGCTGCAAGGCATAACGGGCAGTACGTTGTTAACGCATACTTCACCAGCGAAGAGCAGATAGAGGAACTGCTTCAAGCTGGGATGGACCCTAAGCCCCTTGGCAACGACCGAGTAAAGGAGGGCAATAGTTTTGGGATTGGTAAGTTCGTTAAGTTAGCACGGATGCACGATCACAAGATGACATTCAGTGATAAGAACGGGAAGGAGACTGAGGTAGACTTCGGTGGTGCGCCAAAGGTAGTCAACCTAACTAACGGGGCCGAGAACAAGACTTGGTGGTCGTTTGAAGAAGATGGGGAGCTAGGTAACGGCACACGAGCTAAGGTGCAGTTTGAGACCTACTCAAACGGTGCGGGTTTACGGCTACTTGCTGTTGGTGTAACAGACCATGTGTCTTACGAGGGTGCAAGCCCTAGTGAAGACGACGAACTATTTATGGTGGATTAAATATGAGAGTAGACATAAACTTTTACTACGACAAGGAAGAGGATGGCATCGAAGGTTCTTCCAGCGCATCACGAGATGGTGTCTTCGATCTCTACACAATGTCTCAGTTCCTAGCTGATGCTATGCGAGGCGCAGGTTACAGTTATGTAACTGACGTAGGGTTCGAGAAGGACGATGGTACAGTCACCTTCGGGGAGATGTAAGTGAGCAAAGGCAAAGTTCTAATCGACGGTGACATCATAGCCTATCGTGCAGCCTTTGCCACTCAAGACCTTACTGAAAGAGATGCGGAAGAGAAGGTTGATGATCTCATTGAGTACATCTTAGATCAGACCATTGATCTTCCCTTCCCATCTCCAGAGGACTACGAAACGTATCTAACTGGTAAAACAAACTTTCGACATGACATTGCTAAATCCCACCCGTACAAGGGAAATAGGAGTGCATCAGAAAAGCCAAAGTATTTAGGTACGACACGAGAGCATATGGTTAATAACTGGGGTGCTGTCGTTAGTGTCAACGAAGAGGCTGATGATCTAATATCAAAGGGGGCGGCAGAAACAGGTTATAACTGTGTTGTTGCATCTGTTGATAAAGATATGCTACAGCTTCCTTGTTGGCACTTTAACTTCGTAAAAGGTGAGTGGACTAAGGTTGACGAGTGGTCAGGTATCAAGTTCTTCTATACGCAAATCCTAACGGGTGACGCTGCTGATAACATAAAGGGTCTACATCGTGTAGGGCCAAAGACATCAGAGAAGATGCTGGCACATTGTGAAACAGAAGAAGACCTCTGGGAAACGTGTGTTAAGGCTTACGATGGCGACACAGAGAGGGTGATAGAAAATGCGAGGTTACTATGGCTAAGGCGGTACGAGGATCAGCTATGGGAGCCACCTCAAGGGGCATAAAGCATGGCTATCGGTCTGGGCTAGAGGATCGTATATCGGAGCAACTAAAGAGCCTTAAAGTGCCGTTCAAGTATGAGGAGTTCAAGATCAAGTATGAGGTCAACGAGGTTAGAACCTACACACCTGACTTTGAACTCCCCAACGGTATCATCATAGAATCCAAGGGACGGTTCGTTGCAGCAGACAGAAAGAAACATCTGTTAGTCCAGAAGCAACACCCTGAGCTTGACATTCGGTTTGTCTTCTCTAACTCTAAGGCTAAGATAAGCAAAGGCTCCAAGACTACGTTAGGCATGTGGTGCGATAAGCATGGCTATATGTACGCAGACAAGTTAATCCCAGAGGAATGGATAAAGGAAACATAATGGCAGGAAAGACAGTAGTAGTCTTCTCGTGCGCTCACGTTGATCCCAGTGTGAGTAACGAGAGGTTCAACTGGTTAGGAGAGCTCTTGTATGACCTCAAGCCTGATTATGTCGTTGACTTGGGTGATGGCGCTGACATGCGGTCATTAAATACATTTGACACTCGTTACCCAGAGGCAATCGTCAGTCAGAGTTATGAGGCAGACATTGAACACTACAACGATGCACAAGAGCGTATTCGATGGAAGTTCAGACATCACCGACGAAAACGACCAGCTTACATAGGGTTTGAGGGGAACCATGAGAACAGGATTAAGAAAGCTATCAAACACGATCCTCGACTTGAAGGCTCGAAGTATGGCATATCTTTTGACCACCTACAGACGAACAGGTGGTTCGACGAGTACCACGAGTATGAAAACTCCGCTCCAGCGATTGCTGATTACGATGGGGTCTCATACGCTCACTTCTTTAGTAGTGGCAACTTGGGGTCTGCTATGTCTGGTATGCACCATGCTAATGCACTACTGGCTCACAGGCATCATAGTTCTACTTGTGGTCATAGCCATAAACGTGATCTTAAGTTTAAAGACGCTTCGCATCCTAATGGAGTTATCGGTTTGGTCGCAGGGTGCTACAAGGGAGCAGCAGAGGGCTGGGCAGGTCAAGCTAACAAAGAGTGGTGGTCAGGCATTGTAGTTAAACGGGAGGTAGAGAACGGTATGTACGATCCAGAGTTTGTTTCCCAGTCACGACTAAAGGCTATGTATGGGCAAACGTAGTGACTTCGACAGAGTACCGAGGGACTACTACCCAACACCAAGGGCAGCAGTTGAACCCCTGATCCCGCACTTGCCTTACTCGTTTGACTACTACGAGCCTTGTGCGGGTGATGGGCGTTTGATAGACCATATAGATAGTCTGACGGATGGTCACAGTGAGTGTATCTTTGCTTGTGACATTGAGCCTAGAGACCCAAGGGTTTGCTTACACGATTCCATTAACATGGGCGAGAAAGACTTCTTGGAGATGTACATAGCTTTCGGCGGTGCTGACTTGTGTATCACCAACCCACCTTGGGATAGAAAACTACTGCACCCATTCATCGAAGGGTGGATGCAGATGTGTCCAACATGGCTACTCTTTGATGCCGATTGGATGCACACGAAACAATCAGCTATCTTGATGTCGTATTGCGTTAAGGTAGTGAGCGTAGGCAGGGTCAAGTGGATTGAGGGCAGTAAGAGCGTGGGTAAAGATAACTGCGCTTGGTATCTGTTCGATATAGCTAGAGACCCCGCTAAACAGACAGAGTTCTATGGGAGAACAGTATGATTACTCAAGAAGACATTGATGCTTTCAGCATTGTGAATGTGACACCGATGGAATATTCCTATTGGGTTGAAGGTAAGATCACGACAAAAGGTGAGACCCGTCTAGTGGAAAATGCGCTAGGTCTCGTAGGTGAAGCTGGAGAGGTAGCTGAGAAGGTAAAGAAATACCTCCGTGACAATACCAAGGTTAATCAGAAAGAGATCATCAAGGAGTTAGGTGACGTTCTGTTCTACACGACAGCCTTGGCTAACTACTTCTACAGTAACCTGCCAGAGGTCATGGAAGTAAATATGGATAAGTTAGACGACAGAGCAAGACGTGGTGTGATTAAGGGGTCAGGGGATAACCGATGAAGAAGAGATGGGTAAACAATATATTCGTAAGGTTCATGCGATACTGTGTGATGTGGTCAGAGCATCGACAAGCAATCAAGATACTAAACCAACTGTCCGATAGGGAACTAAAGGACATTGGAATTAGCCGAGAAGACATTGACCGTATGGTCTGGCTAGAAGAAGATAAAACAATGCGAGGACGTGGCGAATGAGCAATACACTACCAACAGACTACCAGTCTTTCATTCACAAGTCACGTTATGCACGATGGCTAGAC